CCTGCTTCAGTAATCAATACATCTCCGCTAACTGAGGAGAATATTGCATCTTCTAAGTTCTCAAAGGTAATTTTACCCGAACCACTATCTGTAGCATCTACCATAGCAATAAAATCAGCATCAGCGATAGTTGTTTCAGTGGTTAATTCGTTAAGATCAACTGCAAAGGTTCTTGAGGAAGCGATAGTCCCCCCGCCACTTAGTCCATCCCCAGCAGTTAAAGTCACTGCGGTATGATCTATATGTTCATTAGCTACGAAATTAGTTAATGAATCATGGTCTCCGCTAATGGTTATTTGATTCCCGCTACCCGCTGTAGCGATACCAGCACCATCACCAGCAATATCTAAAACCTCCGTATCTAAATCTATATTTAATGCACCGCCAGAATCTCCTTGGAAATCTAAGTCTTGAGCATTTAAAGAGGTTGTTACTGCATCTACGTATGCTTTAATTGATTGTTGTGTGGAAAGAGATGTAGCACTGTCTGATGCCATATTATCTTCATCTTTAATAGCAGTCATTGCAGTACCACTGGCTATTTTTATAGCAGTAGCATCTAATGTAGCGGTAACAGATACTTCACCTGTCCCATGTGGGTTTAAATGAATATCTCTATTACCAGCACCAGTATTTACTTCACTATAAACTGTAAGGGTTCCAGATGTTAATGCTAAATTTTGAGATGAGTCTATAGTTAAAGCATTCGATGATGCGTTATCATCAATACCAGTAGAGGCAAATGCGGATATAGTACCGCCATTAACTTTATCACCACTAATTTGATCGCTTGCAAGGGTAAATGTTCCACCAGAAACATCTAATGTTTTCCCACTGCCAACTGTAATATTTGTACCGTCAATAGTCCCACTATCAATATCAACATTTGTCAAGTTTCCACTGTTGAAGTTAATAGCCCCTAAAACACCAGCCGTGACAGCTTTCGATGCCTCTACTGTACCAAGTGTGGTAATATCAAGATAATTCAGTTCTGTTGTAGATATTGTAGCACCGTCGAGAATCTCCAACTCTGTCTCGTCGAGGGTTGCATCCCCAACTGTTATTGTTCCTGTAAAGGTAGGAGAAGACGAAGAAATTTTACCATCTAATTGTGTTTGAATTGCAGATGTAACACCATCTACATAATTTAACTCAGAAGTTGATAGGGTAGCTCCGTCTAATATATTTAGTTCGCTTGCTGAGACAGTAGCCCCATCAAGAATGTTTAATTCACTTGCTGTAGAAGTTACAAGTGTAGTTCCAAGCTTCAATCCCTTCGTTGAACCATCATGGGAATTGATTTGTATAATTTCGCCAGATGTATCTATTGTAAATACATCACCACCATCACTTGCTTTCCTTATTAAGAGAGCTTCAGAGTCGGTTGTATCAACTATAAAACCGCCCTGTACTAATTCATCGTATGTATAAGTTGATGACCCTTCAACAGTTAAGTCACCTTCAATTACTAAATCACCTGTTATTCGACCTCCAGCTTCAACCGTGCCGAGCTTTTCGATTAATCCTCCCGACAACATTACGCTATCGTCATTCTAACGGTAGAGTCTGTACCGCCTTTTCTTTGCATTTGGAAATAAACCGTATCTCCAATACCTTGTGGAACTCTAAGGATATAAATATCCGAGCCACCGAGTATGAAATGGTCGTTTGAGGAACTTATGGCATCCGATGAGGATGTTGCCCATGTGAAATATATATCATTATCAGGTTGTAAATATACATGAGAATAATCCTTACCAATGAATGTCGCAGTGGTTGAGGATGAAATTGTTAATACTGATTGTACATCGTATTGTGCCGATGTTTCTGTATTCAGAGCTTCTACTACTGAATGTGAATTTTCTCTTTTTGCCATCTTGTTACTCCCAATAGCTTACCGAGCAGGGCTTTCTCATAGCTATCTCGTTCTAATTGTTTAATAAAAGTCTTCGGACAAAGTTTCCCTTAATTTTGAATCCGATATGGTGCTCATGTGGATTGTTGGTGCAGAGACAAGTTTATTCACGTTCTTAGTAAAACACATTGGGCATTCAACTGTCACGTCTTCTCTAATGAGTTCTTCAAACTTCCTCTTACAGGAACTACACCAATAATCAAATCTTTTCATTTCTTTTTTGGTTTCTTCTTGATGGGTTTACCATCTTCGTCACATTCCTTGAAACCTTTACCTTTATAGGCTTTCTTCTGTTCGGATGTTGGGGAATTCTTCCCAATCATATTTCCGTCTTTATCTGTAAAGTATATCATTTAATCTCCAAGTAATAGGGCGGTCAGTTTCCCAACCGCCCGATTAACTATTTACTTACGGATTTGTAAAGTTTACAATTCCCAATGAAGTGGAGCTTGCACTCTTAGAAAGAGCAGTTCCAAACAGTACATCAGCTACAACGCTTGTTGCGAGGTAATCAATGTCGTAAGAGCTTTGTACACGTGGTGCAATTTGCATAGCGAAATAAACTGCTTCACGATTAAAAATCGTAGCTGTTTCATCACCAGTGCCACCATCGTCATCCCAGTCTGTACTTACAAATACTGGCATTCCATATACATCTCCAACTTTACCAGAAACCTGTCCAGCAACGTCACCACGTTTGTCAAAATGAACAAACTCATCTAACCCTAAGAGGTAGGAATAGACTTCAGGTGAAGCATAAAGGAAAGTGTCGCCATCGGTATAGTCGAAATTGGCATCCATCAATTTAACCAAACCACTACGCAATAAGGAAGCGGTAAGCTGGTTGTCTGTTGAAAGGGCAGTATCGTTACCAGTTGCAGATTGGATTGTATCTACTGCAATGTAGTTTTCAACCTTCTTTGCAATAGCATAGCCCATTGAACGTGCATACATGGAAAATAAATCAGCACTTTCTTGTACCTTCACGATATCTTCGATGCGTTTAGCTTCGTAGTGGTGTTGGTCTACAGAAAGGTCAATTTTACCATCTGTGTTTGCTGAATATGTAACTGCTGTATCAGCCGATTTAGCTGAAGCTGTTTCTTCAGTTACTTTTGGGATGTGTAGAGTATCTCCTCCACCAGAAAGCATACTTGAAAAGTCCGACACACGGGTTTTTAGGCTGAATTTTGCTTCAGCGTAATCTAAAATCGCATTAGACCATAGTTCAGGTATGAAATTCGCCCCAGTTGTTACTGTTACGTTAGCCATTTAATGACTCCTATCGTTTGTAAGAATCCAGTATTTGAGACCAGTTGCTCCGCTTGTCTTTCATATCCATTTCTTTCCAAGCATCTTTCGATATTTTGGTATTCACTGTACCAGCACCGTCAGGTGGGTTCACTTTAGTGGACAATTCATCAACAACGTTCAAAAGGTCTGTCGTACTAAGACTCTTAAATTTTTCTTGTTTTGATTCAGAAAGTTTACCCAAGGCTTCTTCTCTTATCTTATTATCCAAGGTATCATATTTATCCTTGAAAGGTCTGTAGGATTCAACTTCTTTTTGAAGTTCAGCATTTAATTCCTGCCATTTCTCCTGTTTAACGAGTTCGTCCTTCTTAGCATCTTCCTCTTTTGATTCATAGGCTTCGATTTGACTACGCAGGTCTTTGACTTTGGCAATCTCTTCGTTTAGTCTATATCTCGGTATATCATTTACTTCGGGTTTTGTCCCTTTTTCCGTTTTTACGTCTGTATCGACTGGTTCTTGTACTACTTCTACTTCTGACATTTTGACCTCTTTAGTGAGTTGTGATATTAGCAAGTAAATACTTGCATTAAATAGATACTATAATGTACATTAATAATGATTATAATGCAAGAAAAAAATCACGAATTTAAAAGAAAGTGGTTTGAGTACCTCGGATATGAGCCTCACAATGGTCAATTATCCTTGCACTACCCCTCAAAGCCTGATGCCAGATTTCATGTTATGGTTTGTGGTCGAAGATTTGGTAAGACTTGGGCGAGTGCTATGGAGGCTACCTATATGGCTTCACAACCCAATAAAAGGATTTGGGTTGTTGGTATGTCATACAGAAAAGCGAGGCTAATCTTTAGAGAGATATGGCAGAGAATGGTAATCGGACACCCCGAAGATATTGTTAGGTCATCCGAAAAAGATATGTTCATTAAATTTAAGTGGGGGACTACTGTAGAGGGTATGTCTGCCGATAATCCAGATTCTCTTGTCGGTGAAGGCTTAGATTTGCTCGTCATAGACGAAGTGGCAAAGATGAATAAGAAGATTTGGGATATGTACCTGTCCCCAACTGTAGCAGGTCGAAAAGGAAAAGTAATCTTTATTACAACACCAGAAGGCAGAAATTGGATTCACGATTTATATAAGTTAGGTGAGAGGGATGCTGAATGGGAGAGCCATACTGCCCCATCTTGGGTGAATCAACATGAATTTCCTCTAGGATTAGAAGACCCAGCCATCCTTGAGCGTAAAAGAAATATGTCCAAAGAATTGTTTGGGCAAGAATTTGGTGCAGAGTTTTCAATCTTCCAAGGAAAGGTCTGGGACTTTGATAGAGAGCTTGATACTGGAGACTTCTCTTACGACCCGAATCTACCAACTTATTGCTCGATAGATTTTGGATATAGAATGCCAGCCGTTTTATTTGCTCAGACCGAATGGATTGGCGATATTGAACATATTAGAGTATTCGATTCTATACTTCACAAGGAAAATATTAAGACAGAAGACTTAATAAAGATGATTAAGATAAAAGGATATCCAATTACTTCATATTTCGGAGATCCTGCTGGCTCTAGTGTCCAAGGACAGTCTGGTGCTGGAGATATGGAGATATTTAGGAGAAGCGGTATAAGAGTTTTATGTATGAGAGACAGATTAAGTCGTAATGTAACTTCAAGTGTTTCATACGCTAGAGGATTTTTCTCAAGTGCAGATGGCACACGAAGAGTACACGTGGATAAAAAATGTACTGATGTAATACAAGATTTTGAAGAGTATCGTTACCCAGAGACCGAAGATGGCAAGCCAATCAAAGAAGAGCCAATAAAGGATGGTTATCATGACCACGGATGCGATGCTTTTAGATATTTTATAACTAACAGGTTCCCCATGAAAAACAAATCAATGAAAAGGATTCAACGATGATTGAACAGATAATTAAAGATAAGCTAATAGAAGCTAAACTAATGAACTCTCAAGCTAAGAGAGATGAAATAAGAAAGTTTTTGGATTACTATTCAGGGACATCTACTGAATCTTACATTAAGTCATACTTTTCTGGTGACGCTTTTACTGAGATACCACCGTCAGTTACGAACTTTACAAGAAAGTTTATTAATAAAATAAGTCGGATATATACACTCGGTGCTAAAAGAACAGTTGGAAATGCAACAGAGACATATAACTCGTTGATTCCGACCAAGGATGTTCGCATGAAACACTCAGAGCGTATGACAAGACTTCTGGGGACTATTGCCAATAGGGTATTTTGGGCTGATGGAAAGTTTGATTACCGACCAATATACTATTTTGAAACTTATTTTGGAGATGACCCATTTAAGCCAGAGGCTATCATATACCCACTCTTAAATAAATCAGCAGATTTATCAAATACAGTTGGTTTACAATGGGGATACTGGGACTCTGAAAAATATGCTATCATAGATGAAGATGGAAAGATACTAGAAGAATCTGCCAATCCTTATGGAATCTTACCATTTGTCTTTACTCATAGAGAAGACCAGATTGACTCCTTTTTCGTTGAGGGGGCAAGTGATATTGTTAGCTGTAATGAGCAAGTGAATATCGGGCTTACTGAAATGAACCTTGGAATGAGGTTTAACATGTTTGGGCAACCTTGGGTTCGTGGATTACGTGGAGACCAGAACACAATGAGAACAGGCTCAAATGAAATCCTAGATATGGGTGACGAAGGTGAATATCATATTACATCACCTAGCGGTAATGTCGCAGAGGCAATTAATAACATTAAATTTCAAATTGAACTTGTGGCATCGAATAACCACTTATGGATTCAATGGGCAGAATCTGGCGGTGAAGTTCCATCTGGGATTAGCTTGATGATTAAAGACCTTGAGCGAAAAGAAGATTATTTCGATGACATAGCACTATGGAGGCTGTATGAAAAAGATTTCTATTCTGTTGAAAGAACTATTGCTGGATATAATGGATTCAATCTACCTGAAGATTTCGGGATTGATTTTGAAGAGGTGGAATACCCGACGACAATCCAAGACCAAATAACGAAAGACCAATTCAATCTTGAGCAAAATTTAATCACACGTGCCAAGATTATGGTTAGAGACAATAAAGATTTAAGCGAAGAACAAGCACAAGGAATCATTGATGCCAACAGAGAAACAAACGAAAGCGAATCAAAACAGTCAATTTTTGCTCAATTCCGTGAGGAAGCTGGACAAAATCAATAATGTTGAAGTAGATTTAGATGGCAATATTGAGGACATCATTGACGACCCAGTTGCTTGGGGTGAAAAGCAGGTCGAAAAGATTATCTTACAATACCAAGATAAATACTTTGAAGCCAAACAATTAGGGGAGGAGTTCTGGGATGAAGTTAGAGATAAGAGTCGGGATTGATTTTAGTAAACTCGCCAATGAGATGCCAAAAATCATTGATAAGACGCTCGAAGATGCAGTTGAGGGGTCTGTTGAGGCGAGTAGAGCTAAAATAGATGAAAGTAAATTTGAACCATTAAAAGATTCTACATTGGAATTAAGACGCAAGGGTACAAAGCATCGACCTAAAACGTCGTCCACTAAACCGCTTATTCACACTGGTGAATTATACCGAAGCATTAGAAAGCAAAAGAATTTATTGAAGATGAAAGGATATGGTGGATTACACCAAGAAGGATTTGTTACTAACCAGAATTCGATGATACCCAATAAAAAAGTTCCCGCTCGACCGTTCATTGAGATTGGCAAAGCATCAACAGAAAATATGATTAAGTCAATGAGAAAAGCCTTAAATCTACAATCGCCACTTGTATTAAAAACATAATTTAGAGTATATTATGGCAGACAAAGAAGGATTAGATGACAAAGATAGAGAAATAC